AGTCCGTAGACCACCGGATAGAAAGTCGGATCCACACGCCGGCCTTCCAGAATATCCACCGCCTTCGTATGAAGCTCATAAGCAATGGAATGTCTGTCCGTGCCTGCCGTGGTGATAATGAAATGCAGCGGATTCTGTCTGGCATCCGATGATCCTTTTGTCAAAACGTCATACAGCTGCCTGTTCGGCTGTGTATGGATCTCATCAAATACCAATCCGCTGACTGAAAATCCATGCTTACCCCCGACCTCTGCACTGAGCACCTGGTAATATCCTGAATTTCCATAATTCACGATTCTCTTTGTTGCCGTCATCAGCTTCGACCGCTTCAGAAGCGCCGGCGACATCTCCACCATCTGCTTTGCCACATCGAAAACGATACTGGCCTGCTGCCTGTCAGCTGCAGCACCATAGACTTCTGCGGAAGGTTCATTATCTGCGTATAAAAGATAAAGAGCGACGGCTGCTGCCAATTCGCTCTTACCTACCTTCTTGCATATTTCCACAAAAGCTGTCCGGAACTGCCGGTATCCGTCAGGCTTAACAATTCCGAAGATATCCCGGATCAGCTGCTCCTGCCAGGGAAGTAACCAGAACCGTTTGCCTGCCCATTTTCCTTTGGTGTGACACAGATTCTCGATAAACTTCACAGCCCTGTCAGCCTTCGCTTTATCATAATGGGATGTCGGAAGCATGAATCTCGACGGCTTATAATTCTTCAGCTTCGGATAACCTGCAGGTCTTCTCTCCGTCATTAAGCCTCACCCCCAAGTAATGCCTCCATCTCATCTTCTTCGTCTTTGCCGACACCGGATGCTGCCATGATTCTCGATCTGGCAGATGGAGTCAGCCCGAACTCAGATGCCACCTGCATCATCAGTTTCTGATTGGTGTTTGCAATCCCGACCCATGGTGTCTGCTGCTGATATCCTTTATCTGTCTCAAAGGTTGAACCTTCAGAATCAATATGCTCCTGAGCCTCTTTCCATCTTGCGTAGGACTGACAATAGGCTGCAAACGCAGCCATATCAATCTCAGTGAGTACACCTATCTCGGATAACTTCACGCAGAGTCTCTCCCACTCCTTCTTCGCTTCCGGAAGCAGCCACTTCGGACAGTCGGGCATTCCTTTACCCGGCATCGGCTCTTTCGTATTCAGTTTTCTTTTCCCCGGATTGCCTTCCAGCTTCTTCAATGCCGTAGGTTTCGGTTTTCTCCCAGCCATCGGAATCCCTCCTTTCCGCAAAATAAAAGGACCATGCTCTTCACATGATCCTCTTGATGTTCATTTCACTTCTTCATTTCCAGCTTCGAGATTCATGATCCCATTTTGCTGAATAGTCGATGTTTCCGGTTATACTCTTTACAATTGGAAACAGTAATGTTTTGAGCAAATCAACCACATCTTCCAGTTCTGCATTCACAAGCGCTTTCTTCTTTTTTAGAAATGCTTTCCATCTGCTCTGGTGAATCTCACTGGCCAAAAAGTCATCAGTAAAAGCAAAGATATCATCAAAACCTGTGCCTCTATGCTCAAAGGTTTCCTTTACTGCTTCCTTCAGTTCTGTTCCATCAAGGTCATACCGGTCAGCGAGGATATAAATATCGTAAAAATCCTTATATCTGCTGTTGGCATCTCCCAGAGAAACGATTGCTTCAAATTTCTCGGATATTACCGATGAAATGGAATATGCATAAATCTCTGGCACCTCCATATCCAGTAGCACCGGGAACTCCATTTTCACCCTGTCCGGATAAACTACATCCCCAAATCCGATATCAATAGATACTGGAACCTTCGTCCTGTCCAGATATGCCATGATGGAAACATTCACACCATGATATTCCTTGAACTCGGTGATGTCTATTACCTCCAGCGTATCCAGATCATACCGCAAAGCATCATCACACTCGATGGAGAAGATATTTTCAAATACCTTCTTCATATCCTCCACATTATTCGGCATATTCCTTGCCAGAAGATCTATATCTCTTGTAGCTCTTGCAAACTCACCTTCAAAGAGTGCGTACAGAAATATTCCACCCTTAAGTGTGAAGCGTTCCATATATTCTGACACCGACAGTCTGTATACGGTTCTTTCCAACCCATACGCCGTCAATGCTTCCTGAAATGTTTTTCCGCCGGCCACTGCCTGGTTCTTCAACCTGTCCTTTACAGATATTGCACTTATCATACGAGCACCTCCAGATATTGTCTCATCGCTTTGTCGCATTTCATCAGTTCTGCATATTTCAGAAGTCGGTTCAGATTCCGGTCTTTCCTCTGCAGATAGGTCACAAGGATCTCCTTGGTTTCTTCAATCCCGACCTTCTCTCTGTAAAACACGATATCCACGACGGTTTTTTCCATATCATAGATCTGGAATTCATTCTTGCCTTCCCTGACCGTAGTAACGCCCAGCTCATGCCTGTCATCAGTATAATGATGGACATTCATCTGCGGCCAGTCCGGCACGGTAGATATCTTTGACTTCCTCGGTATAGCTACATCAACAGCATCCGGAATGAATGTTGTCAGATGATAATAAACCGCTGCGCTGAGCAGGCAGATCACACCCCTCGGTGCGTATGCTACGGTATAATAGAAGTCTGATTCCTCACCACGATACTCTGCGTTCTCGTAATAGCTCTTATTCAGTTTTATAAGCTTTCCTTCATCGACCAGCCTGCTGACCTTATACTGCGAGAAGCCTTTTTCCTTAAGCTCCTTCATGGAAAAGATCTTCTGATCTTCAGGAAGTATTGCTGTACCTGCCATCTTTTCCACCTCGATTTCATTTAATTTATTTTCGGCATTTTTCTCTTTTGACGTATTTCAATTAAATATTACAACCAAACGTGCCGTTTGTCAATCGAAATCTGAGATGACAATGCAGGCTCATACCCCCCGTCTTCCATTTCGCGATTTTGCACACGTGACCCCCGCGCCGTTCCCTGGGAGCCGTACCTGTAGAGATTTCACCCGCCCCTACCCGCGATGGCTTCCCCAGTAGTCCCCTCTCTTCGCGTGTATGGTTGAGTGACACGACTTGCACAGCGCGATCAGGTTACTTCGGTCGTGCGTGCCACCTTCACTCAGAGGCAGCTTGTGGTGGATCTCTTCAGTCGGCACGATAATTCCACGTTCAAAACACAGCTCACAGAAGGGATGCTCCGCAGCATACTTGTCACGGATCCTCTTCCATGCACGACCATATCTCTTCTTCGTAGACCTATCTCTGCCGTACTTCTCATAGTTACTGTTGCTCAGCTTCTCATGCTCTTCACAGAACCTTTTGTCTGTCAACTTCGGGCATCCGGGATAAGAGCATGGATGCTTTGGTTTCCTTGGCATCATTCCACCTTCTTTCCCATAGAAAAAGCCGCCACGGTATTTTGCTCCGCAACGGCTCTCTCATCTTTCGCTTTTGCCAGTTTAACATTATCACATAGGCTTACTGTATCGAACTTGATTTTACTGTATTGTTTCTGGAATTGTGATTTCATCCAGGGCATTCCTGTGAAGGCGGAATACATTGTCGATACCATACCCAAGCTCAATGGCGATCTCTTCCCATCTCATATAGGACAGGTACCGCAGTTCCAGTATCGTCTGAAGCTCAGCGCTCTCCACAGCCTTGATCCTGCGGATGATATCCTTCTTCAACTCCACAAGCTTCATCATATCCTGGTTAATCTCGTTCTCCAGGTCGATGATCTTGATAATGGCATCCTCCATCCTGGAGCCATCCCTGTTCGGGCTCTTCGGCATATCCGAATATGTCACCGTTGCCTTGGTGGCCAGGTCGTGAAGATCCTCAATCTGTCCCAGCTTGCTCTCAATCCGCTGATTCAGACCGAAGGCCTGTGATAAATATTTCTTGGCTTCCTGCTGATGTCTGTTCATAAGCTACCTCCGATTGGATTTGTTTTTTCTCCCTCGGATTGACTCTGATTGTCTCACTTCGTCCTGAAGCCTCTTGATCAGGTATTCGCCGTCCACGCTTGTCAGCTGGCTGTACCAGCCGGAACGGAAGAACCTCTCGATCTCCAAGGCCTCATCTATTGCTTTTCGATCCTTCGGATGTGCCTTGATTTTCTTAAGAGCCACCCTGTAATCAGCGACCGCCTGCAAAATGATTGCATTTGCCAATCGCTCATACGGATCCTCTGCCAGATTTTTATTTCCTGCCATAGGCACCTACCTCCGCCTTCACGGCATCGATCAGCCTTGACTGTGTATCATCCTTTGCGGATAAAGCTTTCATAATACGTTCATCCACGGTTCCGGCTGTCAGGATATGTTGCACTACGACTGTCCTGGATTCCTGTCCCTGCCTCCAAAGCCTGGCTACCGTCTGCTGGTAAAGCTCCAGGCTCCAGATCATTCCGAACCATACAATGGTGCTGCCTCCGCTCTGAAGGTTCAGTCCGTGTCCTGCAGAAGCCGGATGTATAAGCCCAACCTCCAGTCTTCCTGCATTCCATTCCCGTATACTCTCATCCGTATCAAGCTTCCCATAATGAACACCCAAAGCATCCAGACGTTCCGTGATCCTTGACAGGTCATGTTTGTACCAATACGCCACCAGCAGATTCTTTCCGTTTGCAGCTTCGATAATATCCTCCAGGGCATCAAGCTTTCTGTCATGGATCTTCTCGATACCGCCGGCATCTGAATAAACAGCACCATTCGCCATCTGTGTCAGCTTTCCCGATAGAGACGCTGCATTTGCCACCGTCACTTCACCGCCGGGAAGACTCAAAACAAGGTCATTTTTCATCTGCTCGTATTTCTTCTGTTCAGCTTCATCCAGATACACCATGTATTCAGAATTAACCAGCTCCGGCATCTTCAAATGATCCGTTCCCTTCATGGAAATTGTGATATCGGAGATACGGTCATAAATCCTTTTGTCCGCTCCCGGTCTTAAGCGGTAACTGTACACAATCGGACCGTTCATCTGATCCGGCACAAAGTACTCGACCCTGTACTGACTGATAAACCTTCCCAGTCTCTCACCCATATCCAAGACCTTGTATTCCGCAAAGAGATCCATCAAGCCGTTGCTGGAAGGCGTTCCAGTTAGGCCTACAATCCGCTTCACCCTCGGTCTCACCTTCATAAGTGCCTTGAATCTCTTCGCCTGCCAGTTCTTAAAGGATGACAGTTCATCGATCACCACCA